GCTCTCTTACATACATAAACTTAATCTTATCACCATCACGAATCAAAGGCAAAATTTTATCTAATCCTTTTGACTTAACAAAATGATTGTATAATAGAGCCCCTCGAACATGAATTGGAGTTCCTCCCTTAAAAAGTTCGACCTCATCTGTATATTTGACTAATCCATTCATGCCACGAGGAAAAGCTACATCTGCCGGATTTAAGGTTCTAAATTCCTCTTTTTTTTCTGATATAAATTTTTGTAGGGTTGCTTCATCTGTATCAAATATGAGCTGGGTTGCCTCAGTAATATACCTTCGACATATTTCTGGAGTTGATGATCGAACCGCTTCAATGCCCATGATCTTTAATTTTTTCTTTCGTATGCCTTCAATATCATATGTGTTGAGCATATATCTCTTCTTGGCAGTCCATACCCCTTTGTTGGCAATGACTTCTCGTTTCATGTTGATTGACTGAGAATAGCAATTCAAATATTCACTAAGCGCAAAAGCGGATTTTGATATAACTGGCTTTATCTTATTTTCAGAGAATTGATCCAATACATCTACTATTTTATCATTAGAATCTAATTTTAATTGCTTGATCAAATCTCCTAAAGTAATATAGATGGAGTCTGTGTCTATGGCAACAATTCGATTCTTATTATCTTTCATCAGAGAGGATAGATATAGATCAACGTCTTTTGCAATCCACTTAATAGCAAGTTGACCAGATAGGGTTACGGCTTCGGCAAGTCGAGTGTCATAAAATCGAAAATAATTGGTTCCCATTGCTCCGTATGCCGAATTCAATTGAATCTTTTTCGTCAATTGAAAATTGTTGTATTTAGAAACATCAAATTCGAGTTGTTTAACTTTATTTTTAAGATTAATGTCGTCTGGTCGTATTTGAAGTATCTTCAATGTTTCTTCTAATTCCCGCTTTGCCTCTGCAAGTTTTTTCTTATATAACTTTCGATCTTCTATCATTCGGTTTAATATGTCAGGTAAAAACCCTCTTTTTTCTTTACTGAAAGTAAACCCATTGACCGCTAGAGTTTCGTCTTTCTCGTTCAAAAACTTGGTATCAATTTTTTTATTGAGTAGGTCGTCTACATTATATTCATCTCTCTCTTCGATGTATTTAAATGTATCGGAAACAAAAGTTCCTGTAATTGTTTCAGGAGAAATATTAAACTGAACAATAAGGTGTGGATATAATGAATCTATGTCAAAAGAAACTATCCAATCATACATACCGGGAATAACATCCTTGACATAGGCTCCTGCGTATTTTTCTAATTTATTTTTATGTTCATGCTGGGGTAGAACTAGATTGTGCTGTTTAAAATAGTTGAAGATAATCGAATCCCACAATCTTACTTGAGTGAAAACGTCTGTGTAATTAGTCTTTGCATCATATGCAATATTGATACTCATTTCTATCAACTTCAATTTTTCTTCGAGGCGATATACTAACTCAACATCTTTGATGTTATAATCGATGAACTTCTGATAATTTTCATGATATAAGTTATGCAATGAACCATATTCATCATACGATAACTTATGTTCATTCAGTTCGACATATGCAATATAATTCAACTTTTCGCTTTCTTGTTTTGGTTGAAACTTTCTATACAACTCATAATAATCAAGAACTGCTATCCCAATCAACTCCACTACGTCTTGTTTTTTTCCTTTGTGTATTACTTGTCTTATGCCGATCTGCCTCCACGGAGATAACTTTGATGCGGTCTTTTCATCTAAGACTCTAATAATTCTGTTCACTAGATAAGGAAGATCGAAAAATTGAATATTCCAGCCTGAGACGATATCTATTTCCTTGGAACGCCACAGTTCTATAAATTTTTTCAATAAGTCTTCTTCACTTTCACAGAAAATAAATTTGACATTATTTCTGGTATTTTTATATCTATTAAGACCAAAAACAAAATAGCAACCATTAATTAACATAGTAATGGCTGTTATTTTTTGCCAAGGATTTTCGGGAGAGGCATAACCATTTGCTGTATCAACTTCTATATCAATATATGCGGTATTGATATATTTAAAATCATAGTCTATCTTTTGCTCTTTGTGGTAATCTGCTATGAATGCATAAATGAATTTCGTGTTACCAAAAAAGGATAAATTTGAGATGTCCTTGGTTTCCCGTATGAACCTATTTGCATCAGAGATCGATTCGAATTGAATTCTTTCTACTGGCTCGTCTTGTAATGTTTTATAGTCAGTGGGCTTGTTTGTTTTGACGAACAATGATGGTTTGTATTCAATTTTTTTCTTGACCCGTTCTCCGTTTGAAACGCCACGGTATAAAATATTATTCCCCAATAGGGATACATTAGTATAAAACTCAGACATATGTGATTATATAGCACGTATTTCTAGCGTGGACTAATAATTTGGGACGACGGCGTAATTATTTTACTGTGTATTTTCTGATAATGTTGAACTATCGAGGATGCCGGCTCATATGTAAAAAGTACCTTATCTTTACTAATCACAAAACTTGTTTCGGCAGCAAAAGGCAAAAAGGGATGAAACTGGACACCGATACTGCCTCTGTCATTCGACGGAGTTGGAATTATTACAGTAGGATTTATTAATCTATAACTTGAACCGAGATCCTCAAATTCTGCTAACACCTCAACCGATGTTTGTAGAGCAAATATCATTATCTTCTGAGCCATCGTCTCCTCTTGCTTGGTTGTTCTGCGACTTCTTCGGGTTTTGTTTTCGGTTCCTCAACTCTAATCGGCGTGTCGAATAATCTCTTTTCCGCTTCTCTTCTTCTAACCAGACCCGGCAGCACTTGACCGTTAGCTCTTGTCCATCTCAATAATTGTTCGCTTGCGCCCTCATAGTTTCCACTATTCAATAACTTCAGTAAAGTGGATGATCGAAAATTACCTTCTCCTACATTATACACAAAAGACACTAATGCGTCAAATTGATTTTGATTTAATTCAACTGTTGTGTGTCTTGTAACCGCTGCCTCAAATGCTTTTAAATCCTCCTTCAATAGACGTTCGGCCTCTTCGACTGTAATTTTTGTGCCCAAGTTAATGGGCTTTCCATTAATTCTGGTAGTTCCATATCCTATTGTTACCACTTTTGCAGGACACAGATACGCTTCGAGTTTTAGTCCCTCGAAGTGTTTTATTATACTAAGACCATTATTACTTGTCTTCATGCTCATGTGAAAATCCCTTCTTATTTACTTCAATTATTATAGGATCATTAACTAGTGCATATCTATGATCTAACATCGAAACATTATAAAAACTTATGCCATCGACTGATGTGTGTCCATATGCCTCATGTATATGACCAAAAATATGAAACTTCGGCTTAATCTTCAACACCCGTTCCAATAGTGCTTGACATCCCACGGATTGTCCGGAAACAGTTTTATCGAGTATTCCTTTCGGAGGACCGTGTGTTATTAAAAAGTCTATATCGTCGGGTATTAAATCCCAATAATAATGCATTTCATCGCGGGAAGCCATAAATGCCCAATTATAAAATTCCGGAGTCATCGGAGACCCCCAGAATTTCACTTCATCTATTATATAACCAGAATTTTCCAAATATACAATACCACTCGATTCTAAAATGGCTATAGCTTCATGTTTTGGAATTTTTGCACGAGGATGTCTGTCGAAAGATAAATCATGATTACCAGCTATAACTAACTTATGTTGATATTGTTTCTTTGAGAGAATTTCAGCAAATTTTATTATGTCTCGCTTCTCTCCCACGGACGAAAGATCGCCTGCGAAAACTAAAACATCCGCATCAGGAAGTTCAAAATTGCTGATGCCATGCGTATCGCTGAACGCTAAGACTTTCATGATTTTCCTGTGCTGCCAAAACCACCGGTCCGGTTGCCTTTCAAAGCCGGTTTTTGTTTTGTTTCCTTAATAGTGAATCGTAAATCTTTTACAATTTCTCCTTGAGCAATTCTATCACCATGCTGAATTATCGCAATTTTTTCTGGATGAAGATTTATCAATGCAACGAAAATTTGATCCACATAATCAGCGTCAATAATACCTTGACCATTAATTAAAGTCAGTCCATCTCTGGCTGCAAGACCGGATCTGGCATGAATTCGTAAGGAATATCCTTCGGGTAAATCTACAAACAGCCCAGTAGGAACTAGAAACTTTTCTCCTGGGCGTAGGGTAATTGTTGAGTCTCTGTTGTCGAAGTGTGCTCTAATGTCAAAACATGCAGACTGTAGTGTTGAATATTCTGGCAACCTTGCTCCTTCGGCAAGATAAAATTTTACCTCATTTTTTCTTTTTGCTTCCAATGTTATATTTTGCCTCTAATTGCCATTCATTTTTTTCCTTGAAGGATAGTATTTTTAAATTCCCCACGGGAATTGTTTTTTCTACCCGGTTCTTGTCACGAATAACCAATAAATTCCATTCTTCAAGAATTTTTACAATAGTGTTTCTTCGTGCTATGTCGTCGTCTGTTAGAGTTGCTTGCTTTCCATCAAGTTTGAATAACTCCTTGAAATGTAGTATAGCATATTCTCCGCGCTTATGCAAGATATGGCAACTCTGAAAAAGTTTTTTTTCTTTTGCCGAAGATATTCCAATGCGAGTGAGTGTCTCGCGGATTTTAAGGAAATCCTTCTGATCTATAAGATTTATGCGAACGCCCAAACCTAGAAAAACATCATTATCTACAATCATAATAATCCACCGATAAAATATTACTATCTTATTTAGTGGATATTAAATTCTAAATAATCGTTTCCATAGAGATTTTTTCGGAGGATATAGCTTTTTAAATATGGGCAATAGCAATTTTTCACAGTCTTTAAGAGACTGTTTATTATCTTCAAGTTGTTTTAATATCTCTAAAAGAAGTTTATTTCTTTCTGCTTCTTCTCTGTTCACTAACTCCACCCGTTTCGTATGTCTTTTTTATTGCTGCTATCTGATCTTCATTATGCAAATGGAGAACTTCTTTGGCTCTCCTTCTACTGTATGTATAATATTTCATCAATAGTTCTACTGTTTCGTCCTTGGGAGACTTATGCCACTTTAGGTATCTTTTACTAGGTCTAATTGAATGTAAATAATAATCATATTGTAGTCGTATTGGTGCCCTATGGTGACAATTCATCTCCTCAGCATATAATATCGTGGAAACATCGGCTGAAAGAAATCGATTGATTAGATAAGGAACATACTTACTCTGATTCTCTTCGGTAAGAATATCTTTCTTCTCTTTAGTTATGTCATTGAGAAAATCGAAAAGCTCTGTTCCTTTCTCTTTAAGTGAAGGCTCTTCTGACTCAGACTCATTCTTTAAAAGATCAAAAATGTTCATGCGAATTCGCAATCAACCATGATTCTGATTAGACATGCCATTAGTGTAATTTCTTGATCTGCACTTCTCGAACTTCTGTCGAGAGCATCATCTATATGAATAACAGCAGCAGGAATAGATTGTGGTTTTAGTACACTCTTCAATGAGTCGTATATCTTTCGATATATCCTAGCAGGATCATTGTCGCTATTTTCTATTACCCACTCGTGAACTTTATTATATTTCTGCTCCTTAAGTGCCGTTATAAGTTTACTCAATGAGATATCCTGAACTGCTGAAAGTATCGCTTCGGAAATTTCCCCATTCCTCTGTGCAAATGTTTGCAGTTCATTAACGGTCCGCCTAAAATCGGGAAAAAACTTCATCACAACATGAGCGAGGACCTTAGAATCAAAAGTCACCGACTCCTTCTTTAGTATCATGGCAACTCTTTTATAGAATTCTTCTATGATTGCTTCTTTATCTTCGCTTGGAATTTTAAAATCTTTAACAGCACATCTAGATTGTAGCGGAACAATTATTCTATCTTTATAATTACATGTTAAAATAAAAGCACAATTCGAAGCGCATTGTTCCATTACTCCTCTAAGACCCGCTTGAGCATTGGGAGAGAGAAAATCTGCTTCGTCATAAATCAAAACTCGTCTTCCGCCAGAAAATGATAGAGCAGATGCAAATGTAGTTATAGTGTTTCTAACATCATCAATGCTGTTATCTGTAGAACCATTCAGCATCATCCACTCAAGACCAAGCTCATTACATATAGCTTTTGCTACTGTCGTTTTTCCAGAGCCTTGTTGACCAACTAGCAGTAAATGTGGAACATCACCAGATTTGACAATCCCTCGAAAGATTTCTTTGAGAGATTTTGGTAATATGCACTCATCAATAGTAGCTGGACGGTATTTCTCCGTCCATAAAATATGCTCTCTCATTGAAATATCGGATTACTTTTTTTCTTCTTCTGATTGTAAGCGATTTTTGGTATCTAAGTCAAGTTCTTGCATCAATTTATTTGTCGTTTCTGCTGCCAAAATCAGTAATTCATCTGCACTATGTTTCCTTCCCACCAATCGGTTATCTTTTTCGAGAAGAACTGTTG